CCGGCGTTTGGTATGGGCCTCGGTATTAATACTGGCACTGTTGTCGTTGGGAACATGGGCAGCGATCAACGCTTCGACTATACGTGCTTGGGTGATTCTGTCAACCTTGCCTCTCGACTTGAAGGGCAATCTAAGCCATATGGAGTCAGCAACGTCGTCGGCCCAATCACTTATCGACACATTAGAGACGAGTACTTCTGCCTTCCCCTCGATACCATTGCGGTAAAGGGTAAGAAAGAAGGCGTTGACATCTATACAGTAATTGGTAAGCATGATGCTGCTTATCTAAAGGTTGATTTAGATTCGCACACAAACATGATGCTGGCTTATAAGAAACGTCGCTTTGATGATGCTATTTTTTACGCAAAACGCCTGAAGGGTTGCTTTGGTGGTAAGATGGATGGCTATTATGAAATGTGGATTGAGCGATGCCAGGAACTAAAGGCTGCAAAACTACCTGAAGGCTGGGACGGCGTGTATCGGGCGACTAGCAAATGACTAGCCTTCGCCCGATGCTGCCGCCTTGCTATCCTCGTCATGTAGCTGATTAATCTTTATCTCGGCAGCCACGCGCTCACGTTCGATTGTCTTACCACGTAGATGCAATACGACATTGACCTTCTGCGTTAAACGTATGAGGTCATTGTCGAGCATTCGAATACGATCAATTAGCCCGATAAGAACAGTATTTGTCTCGGATAGCACGGGCTTGATTTCTGTTGTGGCCCAGATCCACACATAATAGACGAAATACCCCATGCCGCCAGCAGCGACAATCGGAAACCCATATTTGGCAACTAGATCAGCAAGTTCTTCCATTAGTCGCGCCTCGCATCGTTCTTGCCATCAGCACGCGCAATGCGTTCAACATCTGGCTTTAACCCTAGGGCATTTGATACGATCATGTCAATGCGTACCACGTCATGGTTCATGGTGCGGACGCGATTGTCTAGCGCAGTAATAATGCCAGCCATACCTTTGACTGAGCCAGTCACGCCAGCCAAAATGAATTTAAGCGTAAGAAAGACAAAATAGCCAGCAGCACCCGCGGCTGCGATTGGAAAGCCAACATCGGCTACCAGCTTAAAGAACATATCCATGGCATTAACCTTACCATATTTCGAGATATTTAGCCATTGACATTTTTAATGATATGGTGTATAATGGCACTTGTCAAATTGAGGTATACATATATGGCCCTCCTACCCAGTTACTTCACAACCACTCGCACATCTAAGCGCAAGTCTAAGACTAAGACACGGTCTGTTCTTGCTGCCGAAGCCGAGACTGCGAAGCTACTGGCTAAGGTTGGCTTTCGGGGTGTGGCCAAGCCTGGTAAGGCGCCTGCTTTGGGTGCAGGAGATCGGAGGTTCGAATCCTCTCGCCCCGACCACTCTCTTCCTACGTCAGATGTGATCCCTGGTGGTGCATTTGCAAAGCGTGACATTCTGAATGACTGGCGGTGGCAAGAAGGTGCTGCCGAGTCCGAAGATGTTGTGCGTGCTATGCGCGAGAAGGCGTCACGTGTTCAGCCATTATATAACAAGGGTGGTCTGCAGGTTGCATTGCCTAGCGATGACCCTGCCACTCTCGGTTCGCGCTCTCGGAGGCTATAATGTTCTTTCTACAAAACCCGCGACTGGCCTGTATGTGGGCTCTGTCATGCGTTGGCGCTATTTCCATTCTTGAGAAGCTACCATTTGAGATTGGAATCTTTACAGAGATTGTTATGGGCTTTGTTGTTGGTTGGGCTATCCTGACCACATACACTGCGGCTGTTCAAGATATTTCCCTAAATTCGATTGACAAAACCCTTGCATGGCTTGATAATAAGGGTTATATTGATCGTGAGACCATTCTTAATAAGCATGGAGTTGAAGAAGATGAATGAGAATTTGTATACCAAAGAATACCTGCGCGAGCGGCTTTACTCTGGCGTCGTGCGTATTACCTTCGACAAGGTGAATGGTGATCGCCGCATTATGACCTGCACGCTTCAGGAGCAGTATTTGCCGCCGCCTGCATCAGAGGAAAAGCGTCCAGAACCTAAGGATAGCTTGGCAGTTTGGGATTTGACTGCTAGTGGGTGGCGCAGCTTTCGACTAGATAAGATCATCGCAATTGAGGAGGGCGTGACGTATCCATGACTGTATTGAATGTATCTGGGCTTAAGGATTCTGCTAAGTCTCTAGGACCTGGAGCAGATGGTACCTACGCGCATATTGGTGCGCGTGGTGGTACCGAAATGATGATGGATGGGCTGCGACGCTATGTCGATCCGCAGCTCCTTAGCGAGTTTAATATTATCTGTTCTCGTGTGCGTGATCTGCATCCGACCAAGAAGAATATTCTGTGGTTGCATGATACGTGGGATGATCCTGAATCTGAACACCTTGCGGATGATGACTCGCGCAAGCGTTTTGCAAAGCTGGTATTCGTATCAAACTATCAGCAAGCAACTTACAATATTGGGCGCGGTGTACCTCACTCGGATGGTGTGGTGCTGCAAAATGCTATCGATCCGATTCCCGAGCATAAGAAGTCTAGAGATAAGATCATTCGTCTAATCTATCATACGACTCCTCATAGGGGTTTGGAAATTCTTGTTCCTGTGGTTGAGCATCTGGCAAAGGCTAATTATCCTATTCATCTGGACGTATACAGCTCGTTTAATATTTACGGTTGGGGTCAGAGGGATGAGCCGTATCGTGAGATTTTCAAGCGCATTGAAGAACATCCCAATATGACCTATCATGGGTTTCAGCCCAATGATATCGTGCGTGATGCGCTACAGAAGGCTCACATCTATGCTTATCCAAACATCTGGCCAGAGACAAGCGCAATTAGCGTGATTGAGGCTATGAGTGCGGGTTGCAATATTGTGTGCCCCAATTTTGCTGCTCTACCTGAAACCACTGCTAATTTTGCAGTCATGTATCCATTTATTGAGGATTACAATGACCATGCAAATCGCTTTGCTAGCGTGCTGGCTGAGGTTATCAATGGATATTGGGATGAAGGTAACCAAAATAAGCTCAGATTCCAGAAGATTTATGCAGATAATTTTTATGGATGGGCATTGCGCTCCCGTCAATGGACTAGCTTCTTGAATAGTCTGAGGGAAGAGAATGAGGAAGCTTAAGCTGCCACTCTCCGAGACAAAGTATCTCGGAGACGAGCCTATCTGGACTGATAATCAAACGAATGAATCCAGTCTGGTATATGCATATAACTGGTATCGCGCGGCCCTAGAACCTAAGGTCGCGCGACTGGTGCTTGCTGATTACATGCAATATACAAAGCGGTATTCGCAAGATGATATTGAAGTGCTAGATTATGTTGAGGACTGGAAGTTTGAAGCCACAAATCTTCCTGCTCTCGGTCGCATGATCATGCGCGGGCTAAAGCCAACTGTGCGTCAGCAAGAGCGACTGGACACCGAGATTCCTTTGCTATTGCTGCGTGGTCAGGAGCGTCGTGATGCTACGCGCGAATCAGCTCGCCGACTTAAGGTTAAGGTCGCACCGGTAGCACCTAAGGATCCTGCTGGTGATGCGATGTCCATGATTGAGATTGCACTTGATGCTGGCACTGCTGTTGATGCAACTGGTATTCTAAAGATGCATCAACCACGACCTGCTGATCTTAAGAATGATACTGAGCGCATGATGCGTCTTGTTCAAGAGGTGCAACATGCGCTTGATCGTACAGATGAGCAATGTGTAGAGGCTTATCGTAGCTATACCAAGAAGCAGCTACGTGATACTCTCGCGCGTTATGCTGGTGTGCTGCAGGCTATCAATCTTTACTGCTCGGCTAATATCAAGCCACCAAAGGTTCGTAAGGCGCGACCCAAGACGCCAGAGAAGCTTGTGGCCAAGCTGCGATATCTTGATCGATTTGATGAGCTTGGACTTGTTAGCATCGACCCAAAGGATATTATCGGAGCGACTGAGGTTCTACTTTATCAGCCGGCACGTCGCTATGTGTATAGGTATGTTGCGCCTCTTGGATCAAAGCTATCTGTGCGACGTAGTGTAATTGATGGTTATGATCCAAAGCTATCATTCAGAAAAAAGCTACGCTCACCAGAAGATGTGCTAAAGCGTCTCATGTCTGGTGGTATCAAGTCTTTGGCTAAGACCTTTGATTCTATCAAGACTAAGCCAGCAGAAGTCAATGGTGTTGTAAATAGTCAAACCCTAATTTTGCGAGCAGGTAAGTAATCATGCATGTAATGCGACACCAACAATGGCAGGACGAGCTTAGACAGTGGGTTCACGGCTACATTGATGAGCATTGTATTGTCCGGCGACCAGGTGGTCTTCCGGGCAAGAAACCTGGAACAGTTTATTCATGGATGTTTTATCTGCGTCGCGGCCTATTCAATCATAGATTTAATAGCGCGGTCGCCCAGCTATTCTGGTACAAGGTCGATGAAAGAATTGGTCATGGTAATTTTCAATTGACTGGATTGGAAACTGCTGCGGCTCCAATGCTTGCGGCTTTTCCAATTATAGGCAATCTATATGATTATGATGTAAATGCCTTCATTGTTCGCAAGGAGCGTAAAGAATATGGCCTTCAGAACATGATTGAAGGTCTACCGAATAACAAGCCTGCAATGATTATTGATGATCTGTGTAATTCCAGCACCTCTATGGCTAGGTGTTATAAGCATCTTCTCTTTGAAAAGATTGAGGTATTTCCGTTTGCATTTGCCCTGGTAAACAAGGTAAATCCTGGTACTCATGATCCCATAAGAGAAAAGTCCGATATGTACTTGCCAAAGAGTATTGAAGTATTATCTTTATTCAATATTTCTGAATTTAGACTTTACAATCCATCACATTAATGCACATTGCCATGTACATGATGCTCATATCCTGGTACTATACATAGGATATGGAGAAGGATTGATAAACATGATTCTGGTTGACCTCAACCAGGTGATGATCAGTAACCTGATGGTGCACCTGGTACACAATAAGCAAGTGGTGGATGAAAACCTCATCCGCCATATGGTGCTTAATAGCTTGCGTAGCTATCGACAGAAGTTCTCGCATCAGTTTGGTGATCTGGTTATCTGCTGCGATGACAAGCGGTATTGGCGCCGCGAAGTGTTTTCGCATTACAAGGCCAATCGCAAAAAGGACCGCGATGCATCTAACCTTGACTGGCCTGCGCTGTTTGAAGCGATGGCCAAGATCAAGGATGAACTGCGCGAGCATATGCCTTACAAGGTAATTCAGGTAAATCGCGCAGAGGCCGATGATGTTATCGCTGCTCTTTGTCATTATCATGGTCGCTTTATCAATAGCGATGCGAATGAGAAGATTCTGATCCTCTCTGGTGATAAGGATTTCGCACAGCTTCAGAAGTATGCGAATGTGCATCAGTATGCGCCAGTGCAGAAGAAGATGATTCCGATTGACAATCCCGAGCGATTCCGCCGCGAGCATATCATGTCTGGTGATCGTGGTGATGGTGTGCCAAACTTCCTGACAGAAGATGATGCGCTTGTCTCTGGTCGTCGTCAACGTCCTCTGCCGCGCGCCAAGATTAATGAGTGGTGCAAGATGGAGCCTGATCAGTTTTGCGATGATGCAATGATGCGCGGTTATCGTCGCAATCAGATGCTCGTTGACCTTGATATGGTTCCTGAGGACATTCAGAAGGATGTCATCAATACGTTTGAGTCTACCACACCAGCATCCAGAACTGCAATGATGCCGTATTTTATGGCGAAGCGTCTGCGCCAGCTTACAGACAGCATCGGTGATTTCTAAAGGAGAAAACAGTAATGCCGACTAAGAGCCTCGCTCAAATTGTGAGTGAGATTGAGAAACAAAAGACCAAGGCCGGACAGGTCAAGGCCATTCTTGAAAATGATAGCGAGGCTCTGCGTATGGTATTTGAGTTCACGCATGATCCATATCTGCAATGGCTTGTGCCTGATACTGATCCGCCGTATAAGCCTCTCAATGATAGCCTTGATCAGGAAGGTCGCTTTTATAAGGAAATCAAGAGGCTTGTGTATTTTACCAATACACCTGATGGTCTAGCGACAAATCGTATCAAGCGCGAGCAGCTTTTCGTTCAGCTCCTTGAGACGGTCGATCCTGCTGATGCAAAGCTGCTGCTACGTATGCGTCGCAAGGAGATTAAGGTTATGGTTGGTGCAATCAAGGAAGCTTATCCCAAGATGACGGGGCACTGGAAGTGAATTATAATGATGTTGCTATCATTGTCGGTAATGGTACATCGCGCAAGGTCATGGATCTTGCCGCGATGGTTCGCACTATGGGTGATGACCGCCCGCGCATCTACGGCTGCAATGCGCTTTACCGTGAATATGAATCGGCTGGATATATCGTACCTGACTATCTTGTGGCCATCGATGATGGTATCATCGCAGAAATTGAGTCCAGCAGCTTCCCAGCAAAGCGCGTGGTGGTACCACCTGACGATGAGCGATGGGAGCCACAAGAGCTTCACATGACATCTGGTAGGCCGCGCGGTAATGCTGGCATGGCTGCTATGCTTGCAGCAATTCGCGCTGGTGCAAAGACTCTGCTTTGCATTGGGTTTGATTCATTCCTGCAGGATGCAAAGCAGTCGGTGAGCAATCTGTATGATGGTACAGCAAACTACGGTCCAGAGACGCGCGCTAACGTAGCCGACAACTTCGGTCGTGTGCGATACATGGCTTGGGTTGCTAGAACGAATCCTGATGTCGACTTTGTATTTGTTTATCCAGAAGGTATGAATGCTGTACCGATTGGAGAGACGAACGTATTTCAATCAACATATAATAATCTGATGGAGAGTGGTGCATAATGCGAGTTCATGTTAGAGGACAGCTTGGTACACAATTGCTGCAAGCTTTTGTTGGAATTAGTCGTTTGCAGCCAGATGAGACGCCAACCATCGTAGTCAATAGTGGTGGTGGTGTTTCTGGTGCTAAGTTATCTCAGCTTCATTGGGTCACGGATCCTCTCTGTGAGATTAGAGAAGATCACGAAGGAACCAGGAAGACTCCGTATTGGCATTCTGGTGCTGGTAGGACAGCATTTCGTAATAGAGAATCCGTCATTAGATGGTTGCCTCTGCTAGATCGTGAGCAGACAAAGTATGATAAGAAACGAGTCATCGTGCATGTGCGCGGTGGTGACAAAAATATTGCCACCGTCGAGTCTTATGTGAGACTTATTGAACTTGCAAAGTCTCAGAACTCACGCGCTGAGGTTGTTGCTATGGGTGATGACGACTCTCTGCTTGATACTCTGGAGCAGCATGTCAAGGTCATTCGCGGTGAAGCGAAGGATGATTGGTTTGAGCTTCTGTGGGCGCACAGAGTCTATTGTGGACCAAGCTCATTTGTCGGTAGCACACTTCTCTATGACGTGAAGAAGAAGGTATCTGTCATGGGTCTTTCTTGGTGCAACGGTACATATAATTCCATTGAGGATGATCTGCGTTTCTTTGAAGAGGCGCGCGAGTTCTGCCCTAATCTGGAGATTCTGTCGTGAGAATCGGTCAATACGATTCATGGAATGAACGTGACAATATCAATGCTGTTCTAAGTGGTTGTGATAATGCAATCAACTTAGCCCATTCATCGGCCATAGCAAATCATCCAACCCAATGCTGGGGGTTTGCTAAGGATGCTTTGCTCGATTTTGGTTGCGATGCATCGCAGGCTGAGCAGTTGCTGTCTATCACAAAGGATCTTCGCAGACTTCAAAACTGCGATAATCTAAGTGAAGATGTGCATATTCTTCGCGCGTTTATCGGTCGGTGTACTTATAGGAATCGACTTCATCTGCATGGCGATCCTGCATATCGTCGTGCTGTTGAAGAATGCATCAAGACAGGAATCACTGTGATTGGTCCTGATGAATTGGGGCTTACCGATGAGCAGCGGGATGGTCTGCTACGTGAATTATCATCCCCACATGGTGCTTTGTCGAAAAATTCATATAATATGATGTCAACTGTTTCCGGTAAATATGATACATGCCGCACACTACTGGCAATGATTACCCCAATTCTATCACAGATCACTGGCTATAGCTCTCAAACTATTACTGAAGAGCTAGACCGCACGGCATTCTCACAGCGAGTTGTCAATGGTCCTGAGGACAATGATATTCAGAAAGTGATGCATCAAGATACTTGGTTTGATGCATGGAAGTTTTGGTATTTCCCGAGAGATGTGCATCTTGGTGAGGGTCCCTTCCGCTTTGCGCGCAATAGTCATGGGTTATCGGCTGCACGTTTGCGTCTGACTCGCGAGTTTGCTACTCGTGGTAAGACATGGGAATCTTGGCGCTCGGCTGGACACGATGAGGGTTCATGGCGCGCAAGCGATGCTGAGCTAGCCACAATGGGTTGTGTGGCGGAAGATATCACTTGTTCTGCTGGCACTTTGGTAATTGCCAATGTCTATGGATTCCATGCGCGTGGTGAAGCTAATAAGATACGCGAGCGTATCGCTCTACATGGTAGCATTCGCCTGAACCCCTGGACCATCTAGCCTTTGACATAGAGCCTTCTATCTGATATTATATTCAGGTAGGAGGCTCTCATGTCAAACGACGCAAACACCACAATTGTTTCTATCTCTACCCCACCAGGCATTACTCGCTGGGAAGATATTTTTGTAAGCGATACCGTAACTAACGGTGGCCCATATATTGCACAACCTATCGTGTCATCAATGAATCTGTTGATTGAGTCATTCAAGTATGACTCGGCCACATCAACGATGTTTGGTTATATTTTTGATAGCGGTATTTTTGAAGCTGGCCGGCCAGTATCCTATCCAAACACTGTAGAATTGAAGCGTGAAGGCGACAATCATGTTCGCCTGATTGGTAATTCTATTGTTCACCAATCCATCGACGCTCAATTTGGCGAAGAGTTTGCGATGTATTATGATGGCAAGCACTCGGTGTACATTCGTCTGTACCCGACACAAAAGCTGCGTGATTACTGGTTTGCAATGTATAGAAGCAAGCGAGCCTAATGATTACGATTGAGGGCCAGATCATGGATGATTTTGAAAATAACATTACAATACAGACAATCAACACCAAAGATTGTCTGTACGATGCTGTTACAAAATCGTTGTATGCATATCATCATGACTTGGTGTGGCAGCATCTCGCAATTGAGAGTCATCATACTGGCGCGCGCTTTCTCGTTAAGATGAGCATGAGTATTGACGCTACACTTCATGAGCAAAAGGTGCGAACCTATGTTCCTCTCAATCTAGGTAATGGTTATCCGTTTGATAGGTTGTTTCTCTTTCTGGACAGAGAAAGTATGTTGCGCGCATTCTCTCGTTACAATCGTTGGTCGAGGATGACTGAATGAGCGACGATTATCAAGGCACGATGGTGTGTGATCGCGGGTGCTTTCTGTATGATGAAGGCACGCGCACATTCTATGCCGTTCTTGCTGATCATGAAGGTCCACCAAAGAAGATTGGTATACCTAGCGCATCACCGCAGCTACCGCCAAAGTTTTTCTATATCAATGAAGCGGCTAGCCCAACTGATCGCTTACCCAATACACCATTCGCAACTGTCTATACCACAGTCGAAATAGAACCTTATCACATTCTACTCTACAATGACATAGAGGTTATGCGAAAGCACTGGAAGATTTGTCGTATGCTAGCCGGCAAAGACCGTGGGGCTACCGCTAGTTATAGTATTGTCTGAAGTGTATTGGTCACCGACTCGACCAATCCAGAGCCCATTTGCTCTGACCACGGATGAGAACGTGGTCAGCACAGACGTATCTGTGCCTCCGGTCGAGTTAAGGTGAGCACCAACAGTATCATTCTGGCGCACAACTGGAGTACCATTCACAAATACATTTGGGCTACCAGTGCCAGTCACAGTGTTTACAGGATTATTATAGCGAATCGGGTTCGTGCCACTAAGCGTGCCAGTAAGTGAGGAAACTGTATCAACGCCATTGGCGCGTGCTACTGCTGGCATGACATTTCTCCTATAAAATAGTATGTAGCCTTTGCCATTCGCATCAAACTATGATAGGATATAGCATGACAAGAAAAGTTGAACCGCTCGTGATTCGCCACATTGCAGATGCAATTGCTGATCTACACAAGGCGCGCGACAAGACGACTTGTGGCTCCGTCGAAGATCATATCACAAATGCAATCGAACAACTTGTATTGGCTATCGAGTGTTCAATGATCGGAGAGAACGATGACACCTGACAACACGCCGTGGTCCGATGAGACCGTAGCTCGGCTTAATGCTGAGCAGAAGGACTGGACGCGCCATCCATACACTTGCCCTGGTGACTATAAGGAATGCACAGGGCAGCGCGAGCTAATCGCAACGACAAATGGTTGGGTATGCGCCTGCGGTAAGTATACGCAGAAGTGGGCACACATGTAATGCGCTACTGGTCATATAACGAACCAGCCGGGTCTGGTAATATCGTTGTCACTGTGTCAGAGGATGAGATCCTTGACATGTACTGGGCCTGGTGGTATAGTAAGATGTGCGAGAAGTTTGGTCCTGAGGTAGTCTACCGTGACTATACCAAGCAGGATTGCATCGATGATTGGGTCGTCGTGCATTGGGCGTGGGAAGTCGTGTAATGCCCAATCCACATTTCTATGTGTCCACCAAAGATACGCTGTATGATAGCCCATCAAGGACATTCTATCTGTGCATCAAAGTACTAAAGCGCCCATGGGGCTTTCCAAATGAAATCTATCTAAATTCTCTAAAAAATTCACACGCACAACAAGTGTGGATATTTGAATTGCAGAAAGATGTGGTCGCCGAAGAGTATGTGTATTCGCACATCCGCCCAGGCGATGGAACGTATTATCTAAAAGTGTACGATGACAAGGATCATTATATGAAAGCATGGAACGAATGTCGCTCAGGCTAATCTGGCACGATACTCCCGACGATATCATCGCGCAATATGAACAGACTGTGCGCGACGATCTAATGCGGTATGTCATCGATGATATTGAGCAACCAAATGATCTAGTCTTTCATCTTGTATTCCTGACAGAGGACTATGATGGTCCGAACGTCATCGTATGGGGTAAGGATGATGCGTATCATTGCCAGTATGAAGCAGTAATGACACGGAGTAGTAATGATGAATGATATGAAGTTTACCACAGCTGGTGAGATGATGCGCCCAGCCATATGGGATGAACGATTCCTAGAACTCGCAAAGCACATCGCGCAATGGAGCAAGGATCCATCAACTAAGGTTGGTGCGGTAATCGTGCGCCCTAACCGCACCATCGCAAGCGTTGGATACAATGGCTTCCCGCGCGGAGTCACAGACGACGACACGCGATTGAATGATCGCCCATACAAGTACGCGATGACTGTCCATGCGGAAGCCAATGCAATACTGTCAGCGAATGAGAGGATTGATGGATGTACGCTGTATGTCACACCACTGACGCCATGCTCGTCATGTGCTTCTATGATCATTCAATCAGGCATCACGCGCGTCGTTGCGTATATGCCGCATCAGCCAGAGCATTGGGCTGACAGCTTTGCGATTGCGCGAATGATGTTTGAAGAAGCTGGTGTGGAGATTGTGATTAAGACATAAAAAAATCCGGCTTAAAAAAGCCGGATTAAAGCAGGGTATGGGCCGTGAATACTTGAATAGGTATTCAGGCGTTCAGGTATGATGGCGCACGGAAAAACGCGGCAAACACAGTGTGCTGCCGCGTTACATTACGCTTCCGGATCGAAGTCGCGCCACTCTTGCACCTCGTCTGGCTGCCCGTCACCAAAGTCCCACGGCGTACGACCAGAGATCATTTCCTTCTCCAGCGCATCAGCCAAGTTACGCAGCACCGCAACAGCTTCGGTCCACGTAATCTCACCTTCGGATGCTAGCACCCACTCGTAGCACGTGCGGTCGAGTGCAGCATCCAGGTCCTCGAGGTATTCTTGCTTACGATTCATCATGGAATTCCAGCTCCTCTTCCTCTTCATACACGTCGTTGCTTAGATACATTTCCTTGACATCACGTTCGGACATCCACATCAGACACATGTCCGCAACGGCGCGAGGATCAATTAGACCCTCATCGATTGCGTTCATCAGCTTGTTGGTATACTCGCGGTTGATCCACATGTTCGGCACTCTCCTTACTGAGCCATCACGTAGAGCGCGAGGCGCTGCCAGTCCTTGCGGTCGGTGCTGCGGACCTTCGCGACCTGCAGCAGCGTGCGGAGCGAAAGGTTGCGGACCTTGCCGAGGTTGGCCTTGATGCAGTCGAGAGCATCGCGCTTGTAGTCGTCGGGCATGTCTTCGAGGAAGTCACCAGCCGCAACGATCTGACCCATGCGCTCCAGCTTCTGGTCGGCGGTCATGCTCAGGTCAACACACAGCGCGCGAGTACGAACAGCTTGGTCAAGAGTACCGAGCGTGTGGTTGCTGATGAAGATGATGCCACCATGAAACTGGAAGGAGGACGGCAGGTCGTTGCCGCGCTGCTCAGAGTTCCAAGAGACGATGCGCTTGCCGTAGCTGTCGAGCGCAGCCTTCAGCAGGTTGACAGCCGTTGGGTCCTTCAGGATGCTGTCGCAGTCGTCGAACACGATGACCCGATCGCTGTTCTCGTAGAGCGTGCGGTACAGAGCCATCGGCGTGCTGTAGCCCTTGACCACCGTGAAGACCTTGGCGGGCGGCAGGTCGTCGGCGCCCTCGTCGGTCTGTGCAACCAGACCAAGGCTGCGGAGGGTCTTCATGACGGTGAAGGTCTTGCCGATGCCACCCTCACCAGTGATGATGGCGGACGGAGACTTACCAGTGGCGACCATCGAGCTGAGGGCTTCAACGAACTCGAAGCGGTCGGCGACGGAGAAGGACAGACCAGAGGCCACCTCTTCCTTTTCAATCTGGTTCAGGCCAGCAAGGTGGGCCTTAAGCAGTCGCTTGGCGCGGACCATGCTCTTGGTCTGGGTCACCACCTTCCCATCGGCCATCGCGATATACTTACCGCTCTGACGGTCGAAGCGGACGGAGCTGTTAACGGTCGTGTCGGTCATGTTCTGGGTTCCTTTGCTCATGGAGTGGATAGTACCAGGACTATGTGCGGAAGGCTAATGCTCATTCCGCATACCAGCTATGCAGTTCAGTCGGTGGCGATCACGTCATCGGTGAAACGGATCGGAGCCGATTCGAACGCCGCGGCGTGCTTACGCTCCAGGATACGCATGGCGTGGCGAGCAGTCACCAGGTCTTCCTCGACCTTGTTGGCAAGCTTGGTCAGAGCCAGCCACACCCGGTCATCGTTGGTTGCCAGGCGTTCGCGGTCATAGATGGCCAGCTGAGCGGCCAGGGTGTCGATGTGGGTACGGAGCTGTTCAAGGGTCATGTCGTTCTCCATCTGATGGTCGCATTATACCAGGGTTCCGGCACCCTGTCTATTGCTAAATGTGCATGGCAGGGTTGCAGTAGGCGCAACCCTGCATATATGAATAGGTATTCAGGTATTCAACTGTTACGGTTCTCAAAGAATGCGAAACCGTCATCACAATCGGGGTCGTCGAGATGCTGAATTTGCAGGATCGCAATGATTAGCTGTTGCTTATTAAGCTTTCGCACTGATTTAATTTTCAGATCGGAACCCCAACGGCGCAGAAGATCGACGGTCAAGCTTTCTGCAAAATCTTTCGAAGCTTGAAATATTTTGATATAGTTATTATCGTCTTGAAGATTTTCGCGATAGAATTGCAGAAGTTGATCGAAGCTATTGATTTGCATCGGTTTCTCCTCTTGATGTGGGGGATTATAGCAGGCCTGTGGCTTTTGAGAATGGCTAACTTTGCATACCGGGGTTGCACCAGGCGCATAGCTGGATACCCTCAATACCTGAATAGGTATTCATATGAATGGGCGTTCATATTTAAAGATGAACAAACTTTAACATAATACCTCTGTACAGCCACCGGGTATCCAGGTATAATGGCACCATCAGATGGAGACAGACACCATGAACGTCTACGTGCTAGAGGCCCAAATCCCCTACGAAGGTTCGGTGACCATGGGTGTGTATACGACCCGTGAGGCCGCTGAGGCTGCGGCGAAGGCCTTCGAGGCTTCGGATGCGGCTCAGCAGTTCCCCACCGGCTACGACTACTACGTGCAGGCGGTGGTGCTGGATGCTGGCCCCCGTGAGCGTTGGGGTGAGGGTGAGCTGGTCGGGGTCGACGACTAAAGATGAACTATTTGTAATCTTTTAGCCCTGTACAGCCACCGGGTATCCGGGTATAATGGCCACATCAAGAGGAGATGACGATGCCTAAGGAAGTTACCTACGCCGACATCGACACCGCTATGGATACCCTGGCTGAGGTGCTGCAGGCCCGCGGCACCTCCTACGCCCTGGGCTGGATGAAGGGTATGATGGGCTCCCTCACCCTGAACAGCGACATCAAGCTGTCCAAGCGTCAGGTGAAGGCCCTTGAGGTATACATCCAGAAGAACATCGGGTGGGCCTCCAAAGATTAACAAACTTTAATAAAATAGGCCTTGACGAGGCCCTGGCTATCTGGTATAATGGCACCATCAGATGGAGACAGACATGATCCGCCAAGCTATCGTTACCACCTTCCACGGCCCGACCAACACCAAGGGCAGCCGCATCAAGGCTCAGTGTGATGCCAAGACCATGTGGTTCAGCTGGGACCACGCCCTGGGTGTGGGTGGCAACCATCACCGTGCTGCGGCGCTCCTGGCCGTCGACCTGGGTTGGGTCGGTCAGGACACCAAGCTTCAGGGTGGGTCCCTGCCGGGCACCCTGCCTTGCCAGGGGTATGCCTGGGTCATCCTGTAACATAACTGTAACATAATACCTCTGTACAAGCCCCTGGCTACCTGGTACTATCCACTCATGAACAAGGAGACGAAAATGCCAATCAGCGAGATTATCGGCGGCATCCTCTTCACCGCCATCATGTTTGGTTTTGCCTTCCTCATCGGTCTGGCGGGGTGATCGCCATGAACCGTCTGGAAACCATCATCACGGTCGACACTGCGGCCATCCGTCTGGAGCAGGTCATGGAGGCCCTGGCCACCATGGGTGCCACCCACTCCATGGTTAGCCGGGTCGAGAACCTGGTCCGTATGCTGGACGACCTCCGGGTCGATATCGGCCAGTGCGACCTTACGAATGAGCCGGAGTGAGCCATGACCCGCCAAGATACCGTGATCAAGATCGATGAAGCGGCTGACCTTCTGGAGAGTGCGGTGGCCATCCTGGACCGCTTGGGTGCTACCCAAGCCATGGTAAGCCGGATTGATAATTTGGTTCTTCAGCTCGATAATCTTCGATTCGATGTCATGGAGTGCGACCTTACGAATGAGGGAGAGTGAGCCATGAACAAGGTAATCCGCAACGGCAAGGTGGCCGTCCTCTATAGCCCGGGCTTCGGTGCTGGGTGGTATACGTGGAACACGGAGCACCCAGCCATGCTCTATGACCCGACCGTGGTCAAGTGGGTGGAGGAGGACCGACCCTCCGGTGAGGCCCGGGTGCGCCTTGAGGCTACCCTGGAGGAGAAGTACCCCAGCTGTTATCTGGGTGGTCTAAGGGACCTGGATATCCTGTGGCTGCCTGTGGGCACCCGGTTCTACATCCATGAGTATGACGGCTCCGAGAGTGTGGTGGTGGAGCAGGAGTTCGACTGGATGGTGGCGTAATGATACGGGGCCGCAACGCATTACAAAACTTTAACATAATAACCCTGTACAGCGGCCCCTATCCCTGGTATAATGACCACATCAAGAGAGGACAGAGACATGACGATCAACCTTGACCTTGACACGATGTTTACCAACACCCAGAAGCTGGCCACCCTTATCAAGGACGACCCCAACCCCCACCGCACCGCCTACGTGCGCCTGATCGGTGAGCTGGAGGCCGCTCTGCTGACGGCCTATCGCTCTGGCAGCAAGGCGACCAAGGAGGTCATCGAGGACCATCTGGCGACCATCATCCGCCGCCAGCGGGCTGAGCTGACCAAGCGTGAAGAGGACGCTGAAGTCGAGCGTCGCCTTGAAACCTATTCGGAGTAAGACATTATGATGAACCGGCTGCACAACTGCAAGAACCCGCACCAGGGCCCATATAAGAAGGTTCTGTCCGTTTGCTCGGCGGGCCTTCTGCGGTCGCCTACCATTGCGTGGGTGCTCTCACAGGACCCGTATAACTATAACACCCGGGCCTGTGGTATCCACGACTATGCACTGGTGCCTCTGGATCGGGTCCTCCTGACGTGGGCGGATGAGATTGTGTGCGTCCAGTCCGACCATGATGTGGTGGTTCGCAAGCTGCTGGAGGATTGCGGTCTTAAGACGCCGGTGTTCAATCTCCTGATCCCGGATAACTTTGAGTACCGGGACCCGGAGCTGATTGAGATGATCCGGCGGGTGTATCCCCTCCAGCCCGTGGTTCGCTAAGTAGTGGTATGTTTGATCTGGATACGGACCGCATAGCGGGCGTCGCTCATTGGTAATGCCAGACAACATTCGAGCCAAGGACGTGAGGCTCAGCTAGTTTTGGAAAGTCACCCGGATACACCCTGGCTTTGTTGCCGGTGTCGCAATGTCGGGGGCTTACGGGTCGATACGTGAGGTCCAGCATATTCGGGCGCATAGCTCAGTTGGTAGAGCAGCTGACTCTTAATCAGCGAGTCCTAGGTTCGATCCCTAGTGCGCCCACCATTTGGAGACGTGGCCGAGAGGCTTAAGGCAGCGGTTTGCTAAACCGCCGGAGGTACTTGTAGTGCCCCCCGTTGGTTCGAATCCAACCGTCTCCGCCAGTTCGGACTGGTAGCTCAGTTGGTTAGAGCACCCGCTTGATAAGCGGTAGGTCGGAGGTTCAAGTCCTCCCCGGTCCATATAAACGTAGAGGTGGTAA